CCACCACCGGCTCCACAAACTATGCCTACTGTGCAGCCACCGACGCCTCCGGTGTTCCAGCCAGGACAGGCTCCCGGGACTAAGCAACGTGCGGCGGCTACAGCTACATCGATCCTTGGTGCAGCCGCAGCGGCAGGCCAAACCTCCAAGAAAACCTTATTGGGTCAGTGATGCCTACACAGTTCCCATATCCTGAGACAGGTTGGTCCACAGGCAATATGCGGATGGCCAAGGCTGGGGCTCGAGGTATGGACCCTGGGCGAGAGTTCCGAGAACTAGAGGGTCAGCGCAGGAAGAAGGAAACTCAAGTCTCAGAGGATAAGTCGCAGTATCCTGAGATAAGCCATCAGGAATATATGGAATGGCTAAAGGAAGGTGCTAAGCAAGGTGGATTCTATGCGCCTCATAGAGCTATTGATGTAGATAACTTAATGGACAAGTACCCAATGGGAATTGAAATTGACAAGAGGCATCCTCAGCTAAAAGATATAGAAAAGTCCATGGACATATTCTCTATCCCTAGTAGTAACGACTTCCTTTATGCTAGGCCAAGGAAGCTGATAAGCGAATGGGAAGGCCCAGGCCCAGCGAGGACAGGCTAATGCCAACAGTTCCAGGGAATATCCGAACCTCTTTGGCAGAACAGTACGCTCAGAGGCCGACGCCTGAGCAATTGCTGATGACTGCCTCAGACATGAACGCAAGGGGTCAGCTAACCGTTGATCCTACGCAATACAGCGACCCGAAGTCTAGCTTAAAGTTGCCAGGACATGCCCCAAGAACTAAGCCGTCAAGTAAGCGACGTTGATCTAGAGCTTCATCGTCACGTTAACGAACGGCTGCTTGGCCTGCGGGTTAATCGTTACTCGTGGTGGGTTCATGCTCGGGAGCTTGCTGATTTCCTCTTACCAAGGAGGTATAAGTGGCTTATAACGCCTAACCAGATGACCAGGGGCTCCCCGATCAATCAGCACATCCTGGACAGCACTGGAACTATCGCTGCACGTAACTTAGCATCGGGGATGATGAGCGGAATCTCCAGCCCAACAAGACCATGGTTCCGCTTAAAGATTGGACGCATAGATAGCACTCAAACATCCCCGATCGCTTTGTGGCTTGCTGAGTGCGAGCGCTTAATGATGCTCGTCTTTCAGGAGAGCAACTTCTATAACTCTATTGGCATAGCGTATTTTGATTTGGTTATCTTCGGCACAGCGGTAATGCTGATCTACGAGGACTTCGACAACGTCATCCATTGCTTTAACCCGTGCTTTGGAGAATACTACGTCGACAACGATGGCAAGATGCGGCCTCTGGTCTTTTATCGTGAGTTCACACTCACTACGGCTCAGGTGGTCGACCAGTTCGGGAGAGAGAATGTAAGCGATCAAGTGGGACGACTATACGACGAAGGCAAAGCAGGACTTACCAGAGAAATCATCGTAGCCCATGCAATTGAGCCTAATGACCAGCCCGATAAGTATGGTGTCCCAAGAAACTTTAAGTTCCGAGAGTGTTATTGGGAATGGGGAGGTTCAACGAGCCCACAGGGAGGCATAAGCTATGCTCCAGGCTTCCTTCGTAAGCGAGGCTTCTTTGAAGCCCCACATATCACCGTTAGATGGGACCTCGTTAGCAACGACGCTTATGGGCGATCCCCTGGCATGGATGCTCTACCTGATGTCAAACAGTTGCAGCAAGAAGTTCGAAGAAAGGCACAAGCGATCGATAAGAGTGTCAATCCTCCAATGGTTGCTGACATCCAGCTTAAGAACCAGCCTGCCTCATTGCTTCCTGGAGGAACGACTTACCTCGCCGGAATGATGCAGACAGGTAACGCAGGGTTTGCGCCGGTCTACGGCAATTGGCGTCCAGGCATTGCGGAAATCTCCGAGGATCTTAACGAAATCAGGCAACGGATCAAGACCATATTCTTCAACGATCTATTCCAAGTCATTAGCCAGTTCCAGACACGCTCTAACGTCAGTGCTACAGAAATCGATGCCCGCCGCAGCGAAGCAATGGTCATGTTAGGCCCCGTCCTAGAGAGGATCCAATATGAACTCCTTGATCCTATCATCGACAGAACATTCTCAGTTATGGCTCGTGCCGGAGTCATCCCTCCCCCTCCACCCGAGATCGCTGGACAGAATATCGACATTGAATACGTATCAATGCTCCTTACCGCCCAACTCGCCGCAGCGACGAGCGGCATTGAAAGAACTCTACAACTTGCTGGTGGGCTCGTCGGAGTCGACCCAGGAGTCATGGATAACCTTGATCTTGACTTCGCAGTCGCCAAATACTCCAACCTAATGAACAACGACCCAAGGCTTATCCGTAGCCCAGATCAGCTACAAAAGATCCGCCAGCAGCGTCAGCAAGAGGCTGCGCAGGCACAGCAAGCGCAGCAGGCTGAGACTGCTTCTAAGCTTGCGGCTGGCGGTAAGGCCTTAAGCGAAACAGACATAGGCGGCGGTCAGAGTCCGTTATCAGCCATTATGGGTGGTGGGGCATGACGGTACAGCGACCGCATATAATCTCTTGCCGGTTGTCCGATAGTGAGTGGGCAGAGTTCTGTGCGATGTGTAGGAAGCACCGAGTTACCTTTCAGGATATGATGAGGGCAATGGTAATTGACGCAATTGTAGAAGAGATGCGTGGAGAGATAGATGGCTTACGACGCAAGCAACCGCAGGGATGTGAGGACAGCGCAGAAGCTGGCGAAGGTTGCCGAGCAGCAACGTAAGGAGATTATGAATGGAATCATGTCAGTCACCCCAGGACGGAAATGGATGTGTGAGCTTCTGGAAACTTGTCACATCTTCGCAACAAGTTTCTCGGACAGTCAGCTACGGATGGCCTTCATGGAAGGACAACGTGAAATCGGTTTGCGCATGTTGTCAGATATCATGGCAGCTTGCCCAGACCAGTACGTGGAAATGATGAGGGAGCGAAATGCCAGATCCAGCACCGACGAATCAAGATTCCAGCGGCGTCCAGAGGACACCGACGGGAGAGATAGCAACACAAACACAGACGACGAATCCGACGGCGACGACGCCGCAAACTACGACAACGACGGAAGAGCCGGGCAGCCTAATCAATGAGCCAGCAGGTTCCGTAGTCAACCAGCCTGTTAAGACTGGTGCTCCTACGGAGTACGCTGAGTTCAAGGTTCCTGACGGCTACACCCTTGACGGTCAGGTAAACACTGACGCCAAGAGCATGTTTAAGGCCATGGGCCTTACGCAGGAGCATGCTCAGCAACTTGTTGATTTCTACGTTAAGACTTCCACGGAGGCTCAGAATGCCCCGTACGACACTTGGAACCAAATGCAGGAAAACTGGGTCAAGGAAATCAAAGCCGACCCAGCCATTGGACACCGACTCGACGAGGTTAAGACAACTATATCAAGAGCTATCGACGGCATTGGAGATCCTAAGCTTGCGAGAGACTTCCGTGAAGCGATGGATTACACCGGGGCCGGAAACAACCCAGCCTTTATCAAAGCCTTCTTCAAGCTAGCTCAAATGGTGACTGAGGGCCGCCACGTAGCTGGCAATGGTCCGTCACCGGCTGGCCAGACGAACAAAGCAACACCGCCTAGTGCGGCTGCTGCGATGTACCCTAACCTACCACGGGCCTGAGCCACAGATGTGGATGAACGGAGAGATGGCCGTGAAACCAAGAGGAGAAACACTGGGATAGGAGGCCATCATGGCCACTATTGGGGCAACTGCCCTAACGTATGCTGATTGGGCCAAGCGAATGGATGACGGCTACCACGTAGCCGTGATTATCGAACTGCTCAGTCAAACCAACGAGATCCTCGATGACATGCTCGTGGTTGAAGGGAACCTACCTACTGGTCATAAGACTACAGTACGGACTGGGTTACCTCAAGCTACTTGGCGTTTGCTTAATACCGGCGTTCCTAATGCCAAGTCAACCACAGCGCAAATTGTGGATACTTGTGGCAACCTGGAAACTTACTCCGTCATTGACAAGGACGTTGCTGACCTCAACGGTAATACCGCTGACTTCAGACTTAGCGAAGTCAAGGCATTTCTTGAGGGTATGTCTCAGCAGGTCGCCGCTTCCCTGATCTACGGCAACCAGTTCCTCAATCCTGAGAGGTTCACCGGCCTTGCCCCAAGATACTCAACGCTTAACACGGCTAACTCCCAGACGGCGAACAATGTTCTTAACGGCGGCGGAAC